TACCAAGTTATACGTGACAGAGATGTTATATTAGTAGAATAAACATGGAAAGATATTTATATTTTAGAACACAAGCTACAGATAGTGAAGATGACAATACTGATGATTCAGCTTGTTATCCAGCGTCTTCTTTAATGGGTATGGTGCCTGCTAGTAATAACACTTTAATACTAGCGTTTAAACCAATGCTTCGTAGAACACCATCTGGTAACGAGCCTGATGCTAATGCTAGTTTTGACAACCATGATCTTATAACACTAAATTTAACTACTAACAATACGCATTTAAAAGCTATGAAAGCCATAGCTGAAGCCGCAACTAAGTCTCACTCTAGTTTAGTTGTAGTAGCCAACGACGATTCAGGTGGTACAGAATATTTATCTGAATCAGGTATCGCATCTGTTGATACTATTGTAGTTAGAGGTGTTTATGCTAACTAAAACTTATTATATCATTTTTTTATGTGATATATAAATTATACCTAAACCTAAAACCAAAACCCTTAAACTTAAAAACAAAAACAAATTATTAATTAATCAAAAAATTTTAAAAATGGAAAAGTATTTATATTTTGCTTCTGCGGCTGCTGATGCTGATGCTGCTACTGAAGAGGTAATTATGGTTAGAGCTGAAAACGTTTCTCACTTTGAAATGGACACAGCAACAAGACTAAATATTCACTTCAAAAAAGATGTTGCTCAAGAAGTTCTTGGTTCTGATGGCGACGATCAGAATTTAGTAGGACTTACTATTACTTCTGGTAAACACAAAGAAGTTTTAGAAGCTATAGCAGGTGCTATAAACGCTGCTAGCGCTATTAACTCTCCTTTCGTTGTTATAGCTGATGGTGAAAACTCTAAGTTTATACATCCAGATATTACAGCTGTTGCAGCAATAAGTATAGTTGACGCATCATAATAAATGCGGTTAACTGCGCAAGATTTGCGTGAAATGAATATCCTTAAGTATTACAGGCTCACTAGAAAGTGGGTCTGTAAAACTTACGGGTTA